GACGGGCGCGACATGACCGTGCCGACTTCAGACGACACCGGCAACGTCGGTTCGCTGATCGCGGAAGCCACCGCAGCGACGAACAGCACGCACGTGCCGTTCGGTTCGGTGACGCTCGAGGCTCCTAAGTACACGAGCGGCCCGATCAAATTGTCGACCGAGTTGCTGGCTGACTCGGGCATCGACATCGAGGCGTATGTGCGGAACGCCATGTCGGTGCGCATCGGGCGGGCTACTGAGGCGCATTTTGCCACGCGCTCGAGCACCGAGTCAAGCGGGCCGCACGGCATCGTTAACGACTCGACGGGTGCGGTCAACGTAGCTGCGTCGGCTATCACTGTCGCGAAGCTGCTAGACCTCGAAAACGCTGTTGACCCTGCGTACCGCATGATGGCACGCTGGATGTTCAACGACGCAACGCGGGTGCTCGTGCGCAAGCTGCGCGAGGGTTCCAGCGGTGCATTCCTGTGGGCACCGAGCGTGCAGGCGGGTGACCCCGACTTCCTGCTCGGCTACCCAGTCACCATAAACCAGAACCTGGCTTCGTTCGGCACGAGCGAGAACAAGCCGATCTTCTTCGGTGACTTCAGCCACTACACCGTCCGTGACGCTGGCCCGTTTGCGCTGCGCAGACTGGAAGAGCGGTTCGCGGATGAGGATGTGACCGCCCTCATTGGGTTCGGTCGCATCGACGGTCGGTCGACGTTCGGCAGCACCGCGCCGGCACAGAAGCCGATTCGCTGCATCGTGGTCAGCACCGCGTAGTAGCGGTTAATGGTGAGGGGGTCAGCCTGCGGGCTGGCCCCCGACCCTTCATGTAGGAGGCAAGGGGGCGAAGTGAGTGAACACGACGACGGTGGTGTTGTTGGTGACATCAGCCCGCGGGAAGATGAGGGTGGGCGACACGGTGCGACTGAGCGAGCCAGCGGCGCTGCGAGCGGTGAAGGCGGGGTGGGCGAGGGTCACAACGACGAGCTACGAGCAACGCAGCGCAAGATAGCGATTATCGGGACGGCTCCAGGCTTCGAGGAAGCGCCATTCGCTGACGAGTCCTGGGAGATCTGGGGGTTGTCCCGGTTGTATGATCGAGTGCCGCGTATCAGTCGGTGGTTCGAGCTGCATCATTGGGAGAACGTGTGCAAGACGTGGACAGTGGGCGAAGAAACGGCATCAGCGAGGGCGCGCGAAGTCTACACGTCCTGGCTCGAAACGACCGACGTGCCCGTGTATGTGCAGGACGCGTACGTCTCGCGTTGCCAGAATGGGCACGTGTATCCGATAGACCTCATCACGCGTCTGTTCAAGCGCAGATACTTCACGAACACGGTCAGCTATCTGATGGCGTTGGCGATCATGGAGCACGACGCGCTCGAGTTGCAGAGCACAACGGTCGGGCTGTGGGGAATCGACATGGAGTTGAGCGAGTCAGGCAACAACGAGTATGGATTGCAGCGTCCGAGCCTCGAGTACTTCTGCGGCGCAATCGACTTCCACCCGTCTATGGCTCTCTATGTCCCGCAGCGGTCGAGTTTGCTGAAGGCGCGCGAGCTTTATGCCTTCGAGTTCAACCCCATGTTTTTCAAGGCGCGGCAAAAGCAGACCGAGGTCAAGGATCTCAAGGCGAAAGCCGAGGAACAACTCGCAAGTGCGCAACAGATCATCGCGGGCTGTACCGGCGCCCTAGAGATAATGGACTGGCAACTCAACAACTGGCCTGGGACGGAGGTCTGACGATATGCCGATGAGCGTCCTGACTGCCACGACATACTCGGCTGTCGTGCCGACGACGGATCTACGCGCACACGTACGGGGCTCAACGTCCGACGACACCGAGCTGGCTGTGATGTCAGCCGCGGCGGCGGATCTCGTGGAGAAGATTTTAGGCAGGACGCTGCTGCATTCCACGCTGCGCTTCAGCAGCGACACATGGCCGGCTGGGCCGCTTGAGTTGCCGCGCCAACTGACTGGCAGCACGTACACGCTCACGGTCAGCTACAGAGCGGCAGGCGGCTCAACGTACACCAGCGTGGCATCGACCAACTACATCGTGGACGCGGAGAGCGAGCCCGGGCGGGTGGTGCTCAAGTCGGGTGTCGCCTGGCCGACCTCCGCGCTGGAAAGCGTGAACGCGGTGCGTTGCGACTTCGTTTCTGGCTATCTCGGCTCGACCAACGTGCCGGCGAGCATTCGGCACGCGGTGCGCTTCCTTGGCGGGCACTGGTTCGAGAACCGTGAGAGCGTGGTGGTCGGCACCATCTCCCAAGAGGTCGAGCAGACGGTCAAAACATTGCTCTGGGCCAACCGCATCCCGCATGTGCCATGAGCGTCAGGGTACGGGCCGGCGCACTCCGCGAGCTTGTCACGCTCCAGACCAGCACGGGCTACTCTCGGTCGCCTACGGGCGCACCGATCCGTACGTGGGCGACCCTCGCGACGGTACGCGCCCAGGTGACGAGCGGCGGCGGCAGCGAGTTCGTGCAGGGTGGCGCGGAAGCCACGGTACTCCGCTCGGTGTTCCGTATCCGGCACCGCTCCGACGTGTCCACCGAACATCGTGTGGCGTTTCCGAGCACGACGGACCTGTGGGACATCCAGGCGGTGGTTGACGTGGACGGGCTTGGCAAGGTGCTCGACCTCGTGGCAGTCAAGAGGACGACATGACCGACGCCGCGCTGTTCGACCGGCTGAACGATGACGCCGCGCTGACCGCGCTCGTGGGTGCTCGCATCTACCCCAGCCGTGTCCCGATGGGCGAGACGTACCCAGCCATTTCGTTCGTGCCGATCTCGCGGGCGCGCACGCTCTCGTTCGGCGCCGATGCCGGACCCGAGCAGCCTCGTTTTCAGGTCGACATCATCGACAAGGACACCGAGGTAGGTGAGTCAGGATACGACGGTGCCAGGGAAATCCGCGCGCATGTCGTGCGGCTACTCAACCGCTGGCAGGACACGCCGGCTGGCGTGCTGGTGTCTGACTGCCATCTAATCGATGACCAGTACACATTCGACGTGAAGAGTAAGCGCCACAGGTGGAGGCTTGACTTTCAAGTGTTCGTAACTGAGTACAGCCCGCTGCTGTTTGAAGCTGCATTCAATGCGAATTTGGCGACGTTCACCCGCAGTACATCCGCGACGTACAACGACAAATAGAGGAACAAACACATGGCAATTCTTGGCCCATACCTGACCCCGTTCGTTTCGCTGGGCTCGGAGCGCACTGGCGTGCGAAGCTGCACCGTTAGCTACGGCTCGAATGCCGTGGACGTGACCGCGTTCGGGGACGGCACGCAAGTCAATGCTGGCGGCATCAAGAACTGGTCTGCAACGCTTGAACTCAACTACGACACCGCCGACCCATACTTCGCGCTAGTCGGCACCACGGTCGCGTTCGCGATGCGCCCGACGACCGCGGCGGCTGGTGCGGCAAACAAGCATTACACCGGCTCGTGCCTCGTGGAGTCGTATGAGACGGGCGGCGCGGTCGGTGACAATCTGGTGGTGACCGTTGGACTGGTGAGCGCGGGCGCGCTGACCTCTTCGACTTCGAGCTAACGCATATGCGTGAGGGGGCAATGTGGCACTAAGTAGAGACGACATCTTGGGTGCGCCGGACCTCGAGCCGGTCGCGTTGGAAGTCCGAGAGTGGGGTGGCGAGGTGTTCCTACGGCGATTCACGGCAGGCGAAGCACTCGAGTTCGAGGACGCGAACGGGCTGGACTTGCTCGTGGCGTCGGTCGTGGACGGTGACGGGCAGGCGTTGTTCAAGCCCGCCGACATCGAGCGGCTGGAAAAAAAGAGCGCCGTCGCAGTCAACCGCGTTTTGCAGATGGTGCTGCGGTTGAATGGTCTGGGGGCGTCTGAGGGAAACTGACGGCTCCGCGGCGTTGGGTGCTCCACGTCGCGGAGAAGCTGGGGAAGTTTGCGTGGGAAGTGGAGCAGATGCCGGCGACTGAGTTGGCCGACTGGATTGCTTTAGAGCGAGAACAGGCGGAAGCGAGACACATGCAACATCTGGTAGACATCACGGAAGCGAGGCGGCGTGGCTAGGGTATTCAAGTCCAAAGGCGCGCACCGCGACCTCAAAATGTCCAACACGTTCGTCAGGCTCGATGGCGTGGAGGAATTGGAGCGCGCGGTGCGGCGTGTCTCTGAGGCCGTCCAGGGTCGTGCATTAGAAGCTGCCGTGGCCGCTGGCGCTGACGTGCTAGTGCATGGGATGGAAACCAGAGCGCCCCGGCAGCATGGTGACCTCGAGATGAGCATCATCAAGCACCCGAGCAAGGTGACGAGCGAACGCGCCGTCTTCGATGTCGGGCCGGCCAAGTTGGGATTCCACGGCATGTTCCAAGAGTTGGGCACATTCGACATGGCACCCCAGCCGTTCATGCGCCCGACGTTCGATGAAGACGGGGACATGGCAGTGAAAGTGGTGAGCAACGAACTGCGCAGGGGAGTGCTCCGTGGCTAGTCCGCTCGCCAACCTCTTCATACGTGTAGGCGCCGATGTCAAAGATGCGCTGCGCGGCATGTCGACGCTGCAAACGGGCATACGCAAATCTACGAAGACCATGGCGGGTCTACGCCAGAAGTCGTTCGACTTGCAGAACTCATGGCGTGCGCTGGCCGGCGCCGCGGGTGCGGGCTTCCTCGCGAAAAAGACCTTTGAACTCGGCTCGACGGTCGAAGAGACGGGCAGCAAGTTCGCGACCGTCTTCGGCCAGAGCACCAACGAGGTACAGGGCTTCATCGACAAGTTCGGCACGCTCGCGGGGCTGTCGAAAGAGCAAGCGCAAGCCATCGCTGCCACCACTGGCTCGATAGTGCAGGGTATGGGCTTCGCGCAGGAAGCCTCCGCACAGTTCTCGACGCAGGTGGTGGAGCTCGCAGGCGACCTGTCCAGCTTCAACAACATCCCGATCCAGGAAACGAGCCTGGCGATCCAGGCGGCATTGACCGGGGAGAGGGAACAGCTCAAGCGGCTCGGCATCGTGCTGCGTGAATCTGATGTCCAGACTCGAGCGTTGGCGAACACCGGCAAGACCGCAGCGAAAAGCCTGACCGACCAAGAGAAAGCAACGGCTTCGCTGCAACTCATCACGGAGCGCGCCGGCTTCGCCATTGGCGACCTCGCGAGGACACAGGACAGCGCCGCGAACCAAGCGCGGCAGTTGGGTGCTGAGATTCAGAACATCAAGGAAGACATCTCTGCGGCGTTGCTTCCCGTGATGAGTGTGGGCATCGAGAAGTTCGGTGCGTTCATCAAGGGCCTGCAAATTATGGGCGCCGAGTCCGCGGTGTTCGCTGCCCAGGTGCGTGTACTCGCGGCTGCGATCAAGTTCTGGGACAAAGACGCCCAATTCGCGGCAATGCGGAACCTGCGACTGATGCGCACCGCGGCGGAAGAGACGAAACTGGCAATCGTGGGGCTCGCTGGCGCGACGAGTGATGTGACGAGTGACGTGACGGTCATGGCCGAAGTCATCGCCGGCAGTGGTGGCGCATCGCTTACTGACGCGCTGGATGAGGCGAGTGCTGCCACGCTCGGGTTCCAGCAGGGCAACCAGACCTTCACGCAACTCGGGCTATTGCTCGATGGTGTCGGCCAAAGTCTAAGGGACATGCCTATACACGTCTTCAATGACTTGAAGCACTCGGCGGAGATGGGTGCCGAAGCCACCAAGGGATTCACGGAGGACTTGCGGCAGTTCGGTGCCGCCATGGCGAACTCGTTTGTCGACGCTGCGTTTACGAGCAAGCTCGCGATCCGTGACATGGTGAAGGACATGAGCAAGCAGCTCGCGAAGCTGGCTGTAAAGTTCGCCATCTTCAAGGGCTTGCAGGCGATGTTCCCGGGCTCGAGCTTCGTGGGTGGCATCGGCAAGTCGTTCGGGTTCTTCGATGGCGGTGGCACTATCGGTGCCGGTCAGATTGGCATCGTTGGCGAGCGTGGCCCCGAGTTGGTGCAGGGTCCGGCCAACGTCACGTCACGCGCCGACACCGCATCTATGGTGGGCGGCGACAACGTGTTCAATATCACGTTCGTCGGGCAATCTGGTGAGAAGCTGGCTGACGCCATCACGGTACGACAGAACCGCAAGCAGAAGCTCGGCCAAGTTCTGCGCGTGCCCGTGCCGATGGCGGTGGTCGGATGAGTGCGCGCTTCCTGGCGGAATCGTTCTTTGATGTCACGCTGTTCACTGGTCACACGGTGACTGCGGAAGAGGCGACGAGCGGCAAGGACGCCGTGCGCGTCGGCTCGGCCAGGCGTCAGGCACGCGACCACTGGACACCTACGACAGCGAACAGCGAGACGTATGTCAACGTAGCGTGCGACCGCCCGAGGTACGCTGACACGCTGGTCCTCGACCGTAACCACAACCTGGCGGGCAAGACGATCCGGCTGCGGAAGTCGGA